AGACGCCACATGCTTTCGTCAGTGATGCCGTCATAGACGGGGATCACGCGGACGGAAGTGCCCTTGTAAGTGGACCGGCCCACATCGACAGCACCCGGAGGAGCCACGAGCGGCACGCTCACCAGCGAGAAGGCGTTCTTGTGGAACACCATGTTCTGCAGGTAGTTCGTGGACTGAGTGCCCATGAACGTCACGTCCTGGTTGTTCAGGTCGGAAACGCCCTGCACGTCCACATTCTTGTGAGCGCCGGACCAGACGAGGGCCGGAGACACGACGAGATCAACCTCATTCGAGGCAGCAGTCGCGTCAGCGGTGACGGTGAACATCTTGAGGAACGAAAGCGGAGCCTTCGTCACCGGGTTCACGTCATACACACCGTCGATGGTGAACACGTCGCCCGCCTTGATCGTGGCGGTTGCCGAGGTCAGACCGTCGATGTGGATCGTCTGGGTGTTGGTGTCCTTCACGCTGTCATAAGACGTGGTGGCGGACGTGATAGAGGCGTCAACCTTCACCGTACCGGCAAATGCGCCGGTCGTGTGCGTGGCAACGTTCTGGGTCATGTAGGCATCAACATTGCCGATCATGCCAGCGCTACCCTTGCGGTAGGCGGGCTTGGCAATGCTGTCCACATAGAGGCCCGTCTGGTTGCCCACGAGGCCCCAGTGATCCGCCGGGGACAGAACCGCACAGCGGTTGTCCTGCGGGACAGCACCCTCATCAAGCCGCTGCGGACCCTTGGCAAAGTCCGCAAACGAGTTGATCGTCTGGCCCGGCGTACCAACCCAGTTCGGCACGTCCTTATAGAGGGCGTGCAGGTCGGTATCCATCTGGTTGGCAAGCTGCACCATTGCAGGCTTGATGACGCGGTCCGACAGTTCCTTGATGTTCAAGGTCAGGTCCTGGGACGTGAACTTGAAGTCCACACCCTTGCGCTTGTCCACGGTGATCGTGGTCTTGCCTTCGGTCACGTTCTGCGCGTTGGCAGTCGCGCCGTCGCGGACGGTGAAGTCAGCAGGCTTGCGGATGCTGAGGGTGTCACCGACCTCGTACCCGTTCACCTTCTTGGTGATGTCATCCTCGTACCCGCGAAAAACCTTCTTCGGCATCACGAGTTCGTTGTCGAGGATAGTCACCGCTGCTTTGGCGATAATGTCCGCCGTAAGAGTGGTGTTGGCCATCTCTCTTTTCCTTCTAAGGGATGCGGCGCTTCACAGCGCTGCGATGAGGGGTATGCGGACGGTCAGCCCGGCAGGCCAAGGTGTTTGGCCATCTGGGCCTCATTCATCCGCGATGGGTCGGGCGTGGACGGGCCGCCCTTGCCTTTGAGAGGCTTGGACGGCTCAGGGGCCTTCACAGGCTTCTGTTTGCCCGCGCCCTGTTTCTGTTGTGTGGCCTTCATGCGGTCGTAGAGCATGGACTTGCGGACAGCGACCGCCATTGCCGGGTTAAGGGCGTACTCGGCTTCCGCTGCTGCCTTGTCCACACCGAGGTTTTCAGCGGCATAGGCGATGACATCCGGCAAGTCCTTCTCGAAACCGGGGGACATGCGCTCAATCTTCTCCTTGCCTTCCTCAACACGGCGGGCAATGTCTGCCTTCTGTGTTTCGGCGGCTTCGGCCTCGGCTTTACTCACTTCCGCAACCGTCTTTTGCAGGGCTGCGCGCTTGCGGGCGATCTCGTCTGTAACCCGTCGGGCCTGGTCCGGGTTGGACTGCCACAACTGGTCCATGTTGATCTGTTCAAGCTCGCCGATCTCACGCTGTAGCGAGAGACCGTCTGCGAAACGGCTGAGGGCCTCACCAGAAAGCTCCTGCATCCGCTTGACAGACGCCTGCGTGGCCTCCGTCTCCTTGCGAATATCGGACACTTCCTGAAATTTCTTGGTGTAACCGGCTTCAAGGTTCTTGGCGAACTCGCTCAGCTTCGGGGCGACATCTTCAACGCTGGCCCCTTTGGGCACGCTGAATTTCTCGCCGCCGAAATTGAGTTCGATCTCCTCGACCTCGTCTCCGTCACCCTCACCTGACGCGTCATCTCCTTCGGCGTCGTCTCCGTCACCCTCTTCCGAACCGGCGTCACCCGCTTCGGCGTCCAGTGCTTCCGTACCGGCGTCTGTGTCGTCGCCATCTTCGGCTTGACCGGCCTCGATAGCTTCGTTGTCGTCCGGCGTGACTCCCTCGGCAGGGCTGCTCACGTTGTCGTCTTCCACGGAAAAATCTCCATCTAAGGGACATGGCGTCTCACGACGCGGTTAGATGCCTGCTCCGCCTCCGTTCTGGGGTGGATTGGGCAAAGAAAAACCCGGCGCTTGGCCGGGCTGCTGTACTCCCTGCGGCGCTACGCCTGGGGGAATTGCTCCGGGAGGGATGATCCCCTCCGCCATCTGTACCTGCGGGGGCAGCAGCAAGCGCAGCCGCTCCGCAATCTCGTCGGACTGCGGGAAGTCCATGTAATCCAGCACGTAGTCGCCGATCACAGCCGCAGCACCCGGCACACGCTGCATGATCTCAAGCAGCATCTCGCGGGTTTCTTCGCGCTGCGTGGCGTAGCTCGGGCCAGACTTCACGGTCACGTCGTATTTGCCCACACCAAGGTTAAACAGCTTGCGCTCGCCGGTCTCGTCCTCGGGGTCTGCATAGCTGGCCTGGTCGCCTTCCATGGACAGGCGGATGACCTTCTCGGCGTCGTCTTCGCCAAGGATGCGGATGGTCTGACGCACGCTATACACGGACGGGATGATATCCAGCAGCACCTTGCCTGCGTACTTGATGGCGCGATTCAGGTTGTCGATGAAGTGGAAGTTGGACACGTCCGCTTCGCGCTGGCGGGCCATGATGGCGCGGCCAGACGTTTCATTCGATTTGGCACCCAACGAGCTGTCATAGATGCCGATGATCGCCTTCATGTCGTCGGAGGCGTTCAGGGCCTCCTGGATGTTGCCTGCGGGCACACCGGCGAAGGGCTGGCGCTGGGGCATGTTCATGCCCTTGCTGTAGGCAAGATATGCATGCGACTGGGTGTTGGCCGTGTCCCACTTGCTGCGCTCGGCCTCATCGACCGGGAGCGCGCCGTCTTCAATCATGAACGGCGCACGGGGGGCCAGCGCCACAAGCTCAGTCGAGGACGAGCGCCAGAAGTTGAACATCCGCTGCGGGTCTTTGGCGTCCCGGATCATCGACCGGAAGTGACGCCTGCCATCGACAATCACTTCCTCGCCGAACACCGGGCAAATCGGGATCAGTGAGCCCGGCCACTCACTCTCTTCCAGCACGTCAGCACCGGAAATCATGCGGCGGATGATCTTGTGACTGTCCACTTCACGGGAGCGCATTACCTGCGCCTCGTTGTAAGCGAGGAAGTTGGCGGCAAGGTCATCGTCTGACATGCCGGACACGTCCAGCCCGCCCGCTTCCGCAACCTGCTTGGCCATAAGCGGCAAAGCCTCTTCCAGCACGGTCATGCCATTGGATAGCTGAAGGAGGGTCTTCTTTTCTTCCACACGCTGCCAGTATTCGGCGATGCGCACCGTGTTCTCCAGCAGCCAGTCAGCCGCATAAGAGCGCTGGTCGCCCTCGAAGTCGATGGGGGCGGCGTCCGGGTATAGTTGTTTGAAACGCTCTTTCGACAGGAAATCGCTGACAAACGCGTATTCCCAGTCGGAGGCATCAAACTCCGTGCTGTTCACGTCCCGGTACACCATGAGGGGGTTCGGCACCCGTTCAATACGGGCCTCAAGGTCAAATGTCTGGTCGTGGCAGTAGTCCAGCCCAATGCGGAAATAGCCAAAGCCGCCCGTTACCGCGTGTTCAATCGCGGTGTCATAGGCAACCTCGGCATTCGAGCCGCGCTCGATGCTCCGGAACAGGCCATCGATGACTTGTGCCGTGTCTTCGTCGGCCCCGTTATCCACGGGGTGGGCCTTAATGGACGGCTTGTTCTGGCGAGCGTCGTTCACCACCTGGCGCACGAAGGCAGGCAGGCGGTTGATGGTCAGGCAGGGGCGGCCTTCCTGCTGGCGCTGATTCCTGATCTTCTCCGGCCACTGTTCAGCGAGGCGCGCAAAGCGGATATCGTCCAGCGCAGCCTCACGGTTGAAGCTGTCGCCGTCTTCGCTTTCCTGGAAGCGCTCCATTGCCTCCTTGAGAATGTCGTCAGCCATTGGCGCGTTCCATCAGTGCTTGCAACTCAGCGCCCCAATCCTTCTCGCGCTCTACTTCGGCCTTCGTGGCCTCAAGCGGGTATGATCCACTCTCAAGGTGCACAAGAGACTCATC